TATGTAGAAACTATTGATGGAGATTTAGTATTTATTGAAGATGTACCAGTTGGTGAAGTACTACCAGTTGTTGTACAAAAAGTATTAGTTGGTGCTGCTGCTGCTGGTGGCCAACCAAACACGCTTACTACAGCAGGAAAATTAACAGCATTTATATAACATTAAAAATAAAAAAATGGCACACCCAATACACAAACACATGGGCGGAATGAAATCCGCTGAAAGATTTGACGCAAAAGAAGCGTACAACAAAAGATTATCTAGCAAAGCTAGAATGCATTATTTAGAGAATGATATTGCAGACCATAAAGGGTCACCAGCTAAACAAAAAGGAAACCGTGGTGATCATAGCGCTATGACTGATGGTGAATATTCAAGACACTTAGAAAGTCCAAGAGGAAAAAAAGAACATGGCGCAGGTATGTCAAGATATGAAGACAAAGGCATGTCAAGACAAGCATCTCCATTAAATGACTTTAAAGGTGGTTATCATAAAGTACAACACGCTAAAGGAGAAGCTCACAAAGGAACTTCAAGAAAATCATCACCAGCTAACAATATTACATATGGTGATAAGTCAGGACCAACTGGTTATATAGGAGAAGAAAGAAAAGATCTTATGAAATACAATGCTGTAGATGATAAAGCTGGTGTGTCAAGAAAAAATTGCAAATACAAAAAATAATAAATGGCATTTAAACTTAAACCACCATTTAAATTAAGCAGTTCTCCTATATATGAAAGAGAGCTAGAAGAAGGTTGTTTAGGTAAAGGCAACAAAAACGGTACAATACTAATATCTCCTGGTCTTCATAAAAAAGCAGAAGAAAGTGTTATAGAGCATGAAGAAATACATATAGAGCAAGTTAAACGCGGTGATTTAGATTACGATGATGACAATGTATATTGGAAAGGTAAAACTTACCCTCGTTCTAAAATGAAAGAAGGTGATCCTAATTTACCTTGGGAAAAAGAAGCATACAACAGGACAGACGATTACAATACATTATAATTATGGGATTTAAACAAAAAAGTATTTTCACAAAAAGCGGGTTATCAAGAAGATCTTCCAGCCCACTAAACAACTTNGAGGGAGCAGCTGATTTAGCTAATTTAGATTATAAAGATACTAGTTATACTANAGATTTAAGCGGTAAAAAAATANCTTTAGAAGGAGAAGCTATAATACCTGGCAAAGAAGTAGAAAGACAAGCAACTACTCCAGAAGAAATTGAAGCTTGGAAAAATGCTTCAAAAGAAAGTAAAGATAAATATAGAGAGCAAAAGGTGATTAGAGAAAGAGATTATACTGCAGGTTTATTAGAGAAATACGGTAGATACTACAAGGAAGATCAAAAAGGTAGAAAGCACGTTGTACATCCAATAGAGTCAGGAGAATATTTAAGTATAGCTGAAGCAAAAAAACATTTTGGAGGGGAAAATACACCAGGTTACTTAAAATGGTTTAAAACTCATCCAACAGCAGGTTGGGCTATGGCTAAACCAGGTTATGGAGTTGAAACAAATTATGATCCAGAATTTAAATCTAACCAAAGACTAAGTGATTACACTTATAGAATAGATGAGTAAAAAAAAATTTAATCAAACTAAAGTCGGTCAGTTTTTAAGTAAAGCTGCGCCAGGTATTTTAGATTTAGCTGGTGATGTTTTGCCAGACGCTGGTGTATTTGGTCTTGTTAAAAACTTAATACACAAAGACCCTGTGTTACCTGCAGAAGATAAAGAAAAAGCATTAAAACTATTAGAGCAAGATATGATAGAAATGCAAGAAATAACTAAACGTTGGGAAAGCGATATGAAAAGTGATTCATACCTTTCTAAAAATACACGTCCAATGACGTTAATATTTTTAACAATATCTTTAGTTATTTTTATTTTATTAGATGGTTTTGATATTAACTTTTCTATAGATGGAAGTTGGGTAGATTTATTAAAATCTTTACTAATAACAGTATATGTAGCGTATTTTGGTTCACGAGGAGCGGAAAAATTTAAAAGTATAAGTAATAATAAGTAATAAGTAANACAATTAATAATTAATTAAAATTCAATCAAATGAGTAAAGATTTAAAAATTACAGAAAAAGAGTTAGAAATTATCAATGAACAACAAAAAAAAATACAAACTGTTGTTTATGATATGGGCGCTTTAGAAGCAAAGAAATTTGAAATTTCAAAAGCTTTAGAAACGTTTAACGAAGACTTAAACAAAACTAAAAAAGAATTAGAAGAAAAGTACGGTCAAGTTAATATTAATTTACAAGACGGATCTTATGAAGAAATTGTAGAAGAAGTATCTACTGAAGAAGCATAGTAAATATGGACTCTATTATAAGAAAGATAAGTATAGGCGCAGACTATAAAAACGAAGCTATGCATTACTCTGTTGGTCAATCAGTTTATGGTGGTCATACGATTAATAATATAACTTTAGACGAATCTGACAATTCTTATAATATATATATTAAAAAAAATCAAGAGGTTATGCCATGGAAAAAATTTAATTCTAACATGGCTATATCTGTTGAGTACGATTTAGAGTATTAATGAATAGTATATATGACTTTATTATAACTCCAAAAAACAAGAGATATAATAATGAAAAAAAAGTTGGTGACAAAACCTTAATAGTTAACACTAACATCGAAGATCACAAGCTCGTGAGTAAAGAAGCTGTTGTGGTTTCAGTGCCATTAGCGTTTAAAACTGTTTTAAAAGTTGGAGATGAAATAATGGTGCACCATAACATATTTAGAAGATGGTATGATGTAAGAGGCGTTGATAGAAACAGTGGTCAGTATTTTAAAGAAGATTTATATTTTTGCAAACCAGATCAATTGTATTTATACAAAAAAAATAACAAATGGTTNCCTATAGGTCAAAGATGTTTTGTGATGCCAATAAAAAACAANAACAATTTAACGGTTGATGTTGAGCAAAAACATATTGGAATACTAAAAATAGGTAATAGCTCGTTAGAAGCGCTAGGAATTAACGAGGGAGATCTTGTAGGTTATAGAGCTAATAGAGAATGGGAATTTATTGTAGAAGAGNAACGTCTTTATTGTATGAAATCAAATGATATTGTAATTAAATATGAATATAAAGGAAACGAAGAAGAGTATAATCCAAGCTGGACAAGTAGCAGTTGAAGAACTTATAAAAGTTGCTAAAGAAGCAATCGTCGATTCTGACGATGATATATCAGCTGACAGACTTAAAAACGCTGCTGCTACAAAAAAGCTAGCTATATTTGACGCTTTTGAAATACTATCACGTATTGAAGAAGAAAAAAATATGCTAGAAGAAAAACCTAAAGAAATTAAAAAAGAAACTACATTTCGTGGTTTCGCTGAAGGAAGATCTAAATAATGTACAAGCAAGATTTATATAAAATATTACCTGATTATATTAAACCTAAAATTCTTAAACGAATGAATAGGTATAATAAATGGAAGTATGGATATAACGAAGACCACGATATGGTTGTTATATCTAAGACTGGTAAAATCGGAGATATATATGAAATACAAAATCTAAAAATAGCATTACCTAAAGCTGAAAATGTACATAAGTTTAAAGAAAACAAATGGACTAGGTTTGATTACCCTAAAGTATTAAGTAAAATAAAAACAGTATTCGACTGGAGAGAATATCCAGAAGATTTTAAAGAAAAATGGTATGAGTATATTAATGAAGAGTTTAAACGCCGTGAAGAAGGTTTCTGGTATGTTAACAAAGATAAGCCTACTTATCTTACTGGCTCTCATTACATGTACCTGCAGTGGAGTAAGATTGATGTTGGGCAACCAGACTTTAGAGAGGCCAACCGTCTCTTTTTCATATTCTGGGCCGCAGTACACGCCGACGCACGGTGCTATGGTATGTGCTATCTCAAGAATAGACGTTCAGGCTTTTCGTTTATGGCATCCGGAGTTACGGTGGATATGGCGACCATATCAAGCGACTCACGTTTTGGGATANTGTCCAAATCTGGCGCCGACGCTAAGAAGATGTTCACCGATAAGGTTGTACCAATATCCGTTAATTACCCCTTCTTTTTCAAACCGATCCAGGACGGTATGGACCGCCCAAAGACCGAACTCGCATACAGAGTCCCAGCGTCCAAGTTCACAAGAAGATCGATTGTATCGACCGACAAAACCGAGGATCTCTCCGGGTTGGACACCACAATCGACTGGAAGAACACAGGGGATAACGCCTACGATGGAGAGAAGCTCAGGCTCCTCGTCCATGATGAATCGGGGAAGTGGGAAAAACCCAACGACATCCAGAACAATTGGAGGGTTACGAAAACCACCCTTAGATTAGGTAGTAGAATTATTGGTAAGTGTATGATGGGATCAACATCAAACTCTTTAGATAAAGGTGGTAGAAATTTTAAAAAATTATATGAAGATTCAGACGTTACAAAAAGAAATGCAAATGGACAAACGCGCTCAGGACTCTATTCTTTGTTCATTCCTATGGAATGGAATTACGAAGGATACATTGATTCTTACGGCTATCCTGTCTTCGACACACCACAAAAAGAAGTGTTTGGACCTCATGGAACGTCAATTAAGCTTGGGGTCGTTGAGTACTGGGATAATGAAGTAGAAGGTTTAAAAGATGACCAAGATGGTTTAAATGAGTTTTATAGACAGTTTCCACGCACAACTAAACACGCGTTTAGAGATGAGTCTAAAATGTCTTTGTTTAATTTAACAAAGATATATCAACAAATAGATTACAATGAAGAAGCAACTTCTGCTGCTGTTGTAACTAAAGGTAGTTTTCAATGGGAAAACGGTATTCAAGATACACGAGTGGTTTTTTCACCTAACAGAGACGGAAGATTTCGTATAACATGGGTGCCACCTGTAAATTTACAAAATAGATTTATCACTAAAAATGGTATTAAATATCCTGGTAACGAGCACATGGGTGCTTTTGGTTGTGATAGTTATGACATATCAGGAACAGTAGATGGTAAAGGTTCTAACGGATCTTTACATGGTTTGACTAAGTTTAGTCTTGAAGATGCACCAGCAGATCATTTCTTTTTAGAATATATAGCTAGACCACAAACAGCTGAAATATTTTTTGAAGATGTTTTAATGGCTTGTGTATTTTATGGTATGCCAATACTTGCTGAAAATAATAAACCTAGATTGTTGTATTATTTTAAAAGAAGAGGTTATAGAGGTTTTAGTATGAATAGACCAGATAAAATTTATGCTAAATTATCAGTAACAGAAAGAGAAATAGGTGGAATACCTAACTCTAGCCAAGATATAATACAAGCGCATGCTGCTGCTATTGAAACATATATAGAAAATGCCGTAGGATTTGATGGTGAAAATTATGGAGATGTTTATTTTCAAAGAACTTTAGAAGATTGGGCTCAGTTTGATATAACTAGAAGAACAAAGTATGATGCATCTATTAGTTCTGGACTTGCTATAATGGCTTGTAATAAAAATAGATATGCGCCAGTAAATAAAACAATAAGACAAACTATAAACCTTGGTATTAGAAAATATGATAACAAAGGTACATTATCAAAAATAATTAAGTAAATGAATATACAGACAAATCCAAACAGTTCTTTTCCTAGCCAAGTTGTGCCAGATGAAGTGAAAAACTCGCTGAAGTATGGAGAGCAAGTTGCTCAAGCTATAGAAGGCGAATGGTGGAGACAAGGTGGTAACGGAACTAGATTTGCTACATCGTATAATAGATTTCATAGTTTAAGATTATACGCTAGAGGTGAACAACCTGTACAAAAATATAAAGACGAACTTGCTATAAATGGTGATATGTCTTATTTAAATTTAGATTGGAAACCAGTACCTGTATTATCTAAGTTTGTAGATATTGTTGTTAATGGTATGTCAAACAAAGTGTTTGAAATAAAAGCAAGCGCGCAAGATCCAGTATCATTAAAGAAAAGAACAGATTACGCTACAGCTATATATGAAGACATGTTGGCTAAGCCTTATTTAGAAGAGTTAAAAACAACGTTAGGTTTAAGTTTATACCAAAGTCCTGATCCTGCTAATTTACCTGAAAATGAAGAGCAGTTAGATATGCATATGCAGCTTAGTTATAAGCATGCTGTAGAAATAGCTGAAGAAGAAGTTATAGACAATGTATTGGCTAAAAACAAATTTAATAATACAAGAAAAAGATTTAATTATGATCTTGTAACTTTAGGTATTGGTGCTGTTAAAACAAATTGGAATAAAGCAAACGGTATTACAATTGACTACGTTGATCCTGCTAGATTAATATTTTCATATACTGAAGATCCTAATTTTGAAGATATATATTATGTTGGTGAAGTTAAATCACTTACTATTGGTGAAATAGCAAAAGAATTTCCTGAATTAACAGAAAGTGAACTAGAAAAAATATCAAAACAAGTTGGTAATAGAGATACTCTGTATGGTTGGGCAACATATGATCCTAATACTATACAAGTATTATATTTTGAATACAAGACATATAACAACCAAGTATTTAAAATAAAAGAAACTAGCCAAGGTTTAGAAAAAGCATTAGTAAAAGATGATACCTTTAATCCGCCAGAAGATGTTGATGGNTTTTCTAAAGTGTCAAGAAAAATAGAAGTACTTTACAAAGGTGCTAAAGTAATAGGTAACAACGAANTAATACGTTGGGAATTAGCAGAGAATATGACAAGACCTTTTGCTGATACAACAAAAGTAGAAATGAGTTACGCTATTGTAGCGCCAAGAATGTACCAAGGACGAATTGAATCTATTGTTAGTAAAACTACTGGTTTTGCTGATATGATTCAATTAACTCATTTAAAGCTACAACAAGTTATGTCTAGAATAGTACCAGATGGTGTGTTTTTAGATATGGATGGTTTAGCAGAGGTTGATTTAGGTAATGGAACAAACTATAATCCTGCTGAAGCATTAAACATGTATTTTCAAAC